TTATGATGGGTTTACTTCCACAACTAATGAAAAAAGCAAAAAAAAAGGGTGCTAAAGGACCAGAACTTCTTTCACCTGCTGCAATGATGGCAAGATTTTTTAATAAAGGAGGAGATACAATGTTAACAGGTGGACAAAAAAAATTAGATAAAAACAAAGATGGTAAAATATCTGGTGAAGATTTTAAGATGATGAAAGCAAGAGTTGGTAAATCTGTTGAGTCACCAGGATCAAAAGCAAACAAACTTAAACTTGCAAAACAAGAAGAAAGAAAAGAAAAACTTAAAAAATTAAGAGCTAAGAAAGTTGGTCCTGCAGAAGAGATGAAGGAAATGAATAAACTTAATATGGGTGGTGAACCAAAAGGGTTTGGCGCGGCTAGAACTCAAGGTGATGGCTTATCAGATGAAAACTTAATACCAGGAAAGTCTTTGGATTATTACAAAGACATAATGTAATGAATTATGGCTACGTCAGGAACTACAGCATTCGATCTTCAGATCGATGATATTATTGAAGAGGCATACGAACGATGTGGTATGCGGACTAATAGTGGGAATGACATACGTAGTGCAAGAAGAAGTTTAAATCTTTTATTTTCTGAGTGGGGTAACAGAGGTATACACCTTTGGAAAGTTAAATTAAATGAAGCAGCATTAGTGGCAGGTACAGCTACGTACACCGTAGCTACAGATGTCAACGATGTACTCGAAGCATATATCTCAACAACCAATGCAGCAGGAAACACTTCATCCACAAATGATATTGCATTAACAAAAATTGATAGATCTGCATATGCTGCACTTCCAAATAAACTTTCAACAGGACAACCTTCACAATACTATGTTGATAGACAAACAACACCAACTATAAGTTTATATGTTGCACCCGATGCAAACACTTATACAACTTTAAAATTTTATACAATTAACAGAATTGAAGATGCGGGTTCATTCACTAACACTACAGATGTTGCTTATAGATTTTTACCTTGTATGTGTTCTGGCCTTGCATATTATTTATCACAAAAAAGAGCACCCGATAGAATACAAGTTTTAAAACAATTATATGAGGATGAATTAATTAGAGCATTAAACGAAGATGGTTCAAGAACTTCAGTTTATATTTCTCCTCAGTCTTACTTTCCTGGAGGTTCATAATGAGTTTTGCAACAGGGAAAAGATCTAAAGCTATTTCTGATAGATCTGGAATGGCATTTCCATACAAAGAGATGGTAAAAGAATGGAACGGTTCTTTAGTTCATATAACAGAGTATGAACCTAAACATCCACAACTAGATCCACCATATCATAAAGCTGATGCAGTAGCTTTGCAAAATCCTAGAGTGATGAAATTTCAACAACCTACTCAAGAATTTTCTAATGACCAAACTATATCAGATTCTGGTGGGATACATGTTGGAGTAGCAAACTTATCACTACCTGGAGACTTTGCTTTTAAAACACAAGAATTTAACGTAACTTCAAATGGTATTACAACTACAATACACAGTATGATTCCAGAAGACCCATCTTTACAAAATAGAAGAAGAGAACTTATAACAGATTTAGGTTCAGTGGAGGTTAGTATTACATAATGGCTGTTACACATGCAAATTTTATTACTCAAGTAAGAGATTACACTGAAGTAGATCAAAATGTTTTAACTGATTCAATAATACAAAATTTTATAAGATCTGTAGAATTAGATATTGCAGGAAAAGTTGATTACGATGATTTAAGAAAATATGCTAACTCAAGTTTCACTGCATCTAACAGATATGTTTCATTACCTGCTGATCTAACAATTATAAGATCTGTTCAAGTAATTGACGGAAGTGGAAATAGAACTTTTTTAGAAAAAAGAGATACTAGTTTTATATCTGAATATAATAATAGTGGAGCCACTGGAACACCAAAATACTGGGCAAATTGGGATGATTTTAATCTTTTAGTAGCACCTGTGCCTAGTTCAGCTTTACAAGTTCAAATTAATTACATAACAGATCCCCCACAGTTTACATCTACAAATAATACTTTCATTTCTACATACCAAGAATCCATGCTTCTACATGGAGTTCTTACAGAAGCTTATAGATTTTTAAAAGGACCCGACAATCTATACAAACTGTATGAAACAAAGTATAATGAAGAGATACAGAATTTTGCCCTACAACAAATGGGTAGAAGAAGAAGAGCGGAGTTCAGTGATGGCGTTCCTAGAATACAGGTACCTTCACCGACTCCTAATACAAATTAATTAAGGAGAACAATTATGGCAATAACAACAAACGCAATTTGCAATTCATTCAAAGGGCAATTGATTCAAGGTGAACACGATTTTGATACATCTGGAAATGGTGGAGATACATTTAAATTAGCAATGTATACAAACTCTGCTACACTAGGTAAATCAACAACAAACTATTCAACTAATCCAGGAGGTGGGTCTAACACTGAAGTTACTTCACCGTCTGGTTATACTGCAGGTGGTAAAGCATTAGTAAACAGTGGAGTGAAAGTATCTTCAAGTATAGCGATTACAGATTTTTCTGATCTATCTTTTACTGGTGTTACTTTAACAGCTAGAGGAGCTTTGATTTATAATACTCAAACTAACGGTGGATCAAACACTACTGAAGCAGTTTGTGTATTGGATTTTGGTGGTGATAAGACTGCAACGTCTGGAACATTTACAATTCAGTTTCCTGCATTCACAACTTCTGCTGCAATATTAAGAATAGCATAATTTTAAAGGAGTTAACATGGCTTTGGTAGTAAACGATAGAGTAAAAGAAACCTCAACAACAACTGGAACAGGTACATTAAGTCTTGCTGGTGCTGTAGCAGGCTTTGAATCATTTGTTGCAGGAATTGGTAATTCTAATACTACTTACTATGCAATTGTTAACGCTAACGGAGAGTTTGAAGTTGGTTTAGGAACTGTAACAGATGCAGGCACTGATACTTTAGCAAGAGACACAATTATCTCATCATCTAATTCTGATAGCGCAGTAAACTTTTCTGCAGGAACTAAAGAAGTATTCTGTACTCTTCCTGCATCAAAAGCAGTTATTAAAGATAGTAATGGTGCTGTAGCCGGTGTTACAATGTCGAGTAATTTAGATCTTAATGGTAATACATTAATTCTAGATGCCGATGCAGATACAAGTATTAAAGCAAGCACCGATGATCAAATAGATTTAAAGGTAGCTACTTATGATATTGCTAATATAACAACTGCAAATAGTGGTGACCTGGTTATTTCTACTGCAATTCAAGATAAAGATTTTGCAATTAAAGGTAATGACGGTGGTGCTACAATTACGGCAATGAGTATTGATATGTCGGATGGTGGTACGGTATCTTTTAATAATGAAGTAAAATCTGGTGGTAAACTTACTGCTGAAGGTGATGGTTCTTATGATGGAAGGCTTCAATTAAACTGTAGTCAAAATAGTCATGGAGTAGTTATTAAATCTCCTCCTCATTCTGCTAACGCAGTTTGGGAATGGATATTACCTGTCAACGATGGAACTAGTGGACAAGTTTTAACTACGGATGGTAACTCAACTGCACAATTATCTTGGACAACTCCAGAAGTAGGAGATATCACTAATGTAATTGCAGGTACAAACTTATCAGGTGGTGGAACGTCAGGAGCCGTGACTATAAATTTAGCTGATGCTTCTACGTCTGCTAAAGGAGCTGCTTCATTTAGTTCAGATAACTTTGCTGCTAGCTCGGGAGCAATAACAATTAAAGACGCTGGAGTAGCCACAGCCGAATTACAAGACGATGCAGTTACGACTGCAAAAATTACGGATGCTAATGTTACGACTGCTAAAGTAGCGGACAACGCAATTACTTTAGCAAAAATGGCATCAGGTACAGACGGTAATATTATTTCATATGATGCATCTGGAGATCCTGTAGCAGTAGCAACAGGTAACGCTGGACAAGTTTTAACTTCAGCAGGTGCAGGGGCACCTCCAACTTTCCAAACACCTACAGTTGGAGATATAACTTCTGTTGTAGCAGGTACAAACTTAACAGGTGGAGGTACATCAGGTGATGTTACATTAAATTTAGCTGACGCTTCTACGTCTGCAAAAGGAGCGGCCTCATTTAGCTCAGATAACTTTGCTGCTAGTTCTGGCGCAATAACAATTAAAGATGCGGGAGTAGCTACGGCAGAAATTCAAGACAATGCAGTGACATTAGCTAAAATGGCTGGTGGTACAGATGGAAATATTATTTCTTATGATGCCTCAGGAGACCCAGTTGCAGTTGCTACTGGTAACTCTGGTCAAGTTCTAACTTCTGCAGGTGCAGGAGCACCACCAACTTTTGCAACTCTTTCAGTAGCAATTTCTTCTACTGCTAATGGATCAAATAATAGAATAGCAACTTACTCAGCTGCAGATGCCTTAAATGGTGAAGCTAACCTTACTTTTGATGGTTCTACTTTAGCAGTAACTGGAGCTATAACTACAACAGGTAACATTACTACTGACCACGTTTTACCTCAAGCAAACGACACCTATGATTTAGGTGCCAGTGATAATGTTTGGAGACATGTGTATACTGGTGACTTACATTTGAGTAACGAAGCAAAAGCTGAAGGTAATGCTGTTGATGGTACAAAAGGTAATTGGACTATTCAAGAGGGTGAAGAACATTTATTTATTTTAAATAATAAAAATGGTAAAAAATATAGATTTGAATTGAAAGAGATGTAATGATTTTTAATTTTGACGCAAAACAATACGATAGTGAAAAGTTGTCTGATAAAGGTAAAATGTATTTACAAAAAATACAAAGTGTTGTTTCTAAAAAAAGTGAATTAAGTTTTGAATACAACGATTTAGAAATCATACAAAAACACTACTCTGATCTGCTTAGTAAAGAATTACCAGAAGAAGAAAAGGTAGAAGAAAAAAAAGAGGCATAAGTCATGGCTCTTGGGATAACCGCATTTTCTGAAGCGGCTTATGCATCAGATGGAAATAATGCTAATGCATATCCATCAGGTATAACTTTAGCATTAACTTTAGGTAGTAACGCAACAGAGGGTGATAACAACATCACTCTTACAGGAATTCAAGCTACAATTACAAATGCAGGTGCTGTTGCAGGTTCTTCAGTAGAGTTTGCAGTATCTGGAATGCAAATGACTTCTTCAATTGGAGAAGAGGGTATTGACATTGGTGTTCCAATTTCTGGTCAAGAATTATCTATAACAAATAAAAAATTATCACAAGATACTTTAAGTGCGTTTGCTCAAACACCTTTTGCAACACAGAGTCCAAATACTGTTGAAGTACCAATCGTAGATGTTGCAACTACTACAGGTGGTGACATTGGTAACTTCTCTTTAGGTATAACTCTTGGAACATTTTCTGTTCAAGCAGGAGCAAATGTTTCTGTAGTTGTCACAGAGCACACATTAAATACTGCAATTGGAAGTACAGCAATTGTTGGAATTGGTAATGTTCCAGTTACTGGAATTATAGGACAAACTTCTATTGGATCTGCAGCAGGTGTAGCTGATCATGCTGTTGATGTTACAGGTTCTCAGTTAACAACATCTATGGGAGAAGAAAGTCCTGTAGCAAATGCCGATGTTGCAGTTACAGGTATTCAGTTAACAGGTTCCATTGGATCTGCATCTCAAGCCTCAGGTTATGATGTTTCAGGAATACAAATGTCTGGAAGTATTGGATCAGTAACAGTTACTGGTACTGCAGTTATAATTCCAACTGGAATACAATTACAATCTAATACTGGAAATCCAAATATTACTGCTTGGGCTGAAATAGACCCAGGTGTTTCAAACATTTGGACTGAGGTTGATAGAGCAGCATAAAGAGGATATAATAAAAACATGGCATCAAGTTACACAGATTTAGGAGTTGAGTTAATTACAAATGGTGAAAAAGCTGGTCTATGGGGAACTATAACCAACACTAATTTACAAATAGTTGAACAAGAAGTAGGTGGTTATGTAGCTAAGTCAATTGCTGGCGGAGCTCAAACAACTGCTTTAACTATAACAGATGGCTCAACATCATCCTCAGAAGCTAGAAATGCAATCATAGAACTTACAGGAACTATAACAGGAAACCAAATAGTAACTGTACCAAATTCTATTGAAAAAAATTATGTTGTATTTAATAACACTTCAGGAGGCTTTACAGTTCAGTTTAAAACGGCTTCAGGAACTGGTCCAACTTTTGCAACAACAAATAAAGGTATAAAAATACTTTATTCAAATGGAACTAATATTATTTATGTTACTGCAAATTTAGGAGATCTAGCGGTGAGCACTTTAACGTCTGGAGCTATAACTGCTTCAGGTAATATTGTACCAGGTGCTAATGATACATATGATTTAGGCGCATCAGGTAATGTTTGGC